CTTCAGGAAGCTCTTTAATAGCTTCCATGACATTATCTCCAGTCATGCCGATATTGGAAAAATGATGAATGGCACGACAGATAATTTTAATTGTAGGAGGTTTAATGGTATAAACCATCCCTCCTATCTCCACATTCATGAAATCCAGCCCTAACAAAGCATCAGAAACCGTTTTTGCTGCTTGGTTCATATTCTTAAACTAAAAGGGGGAATGGTATATATCCATCCCCCGGTTATCACTCTTGTGCTTTTACCAATGTTATCTCTTTTTTAAGAGTGGTATCAACTTCAGAAGGAGTGGTTTTAATATCTCCTGACTGAGTGACGTACCCCACTTTCGACACTTCATAGTGAACGGTAGCCCCAGCATTCACCTGCTTTGACTTGACCGTTGCACCGTCCAGCTTTACGGTCGCATCGGAAGGAGTAGGTACAATGGTTACTGTAGTTCATGCCTGCAAAGCTTTAATCTGCCCTTCTTCATAGTTATACTCAGAAGAAACACCTTCGATTCCCGGTTCCTGCACCAAGCCTTTTACAGCGATTGCAATTGCCTTATCCGTATTGGCTTCACGGGAAACAATACGGCATTTTGGGAAGATGAACCAGACATCATCATCGGTCAGACAGAACAATGCTTTGTTGATAATAACTTTATCCAAAGCACGCTTCCAACCTACATCTTTAGATGTTGCCTGAATAACATCGCCACCCATGAACGCTTTCTTGGTCTTCCAGTCATATTGTCCGATAGAGAAAGCGGGCGATACTTCTCCCGGCACATCATCGTAACGGTAATTCTTTCCCGTTAATTGGTTCTTGTACCCGGTGACAGAGGCTTCCGTTTCCTCAATCTGCCACGTTTCCCCGTGTACATTCAAAACCTCATCTTTCGCTTTGATAGCGGCTTGAATCAAAGTCTTTGCGATTTCGGGGGTAATGTCTGCCGTTACCTTATCAATGTCGGCAAACAAGATTCTTTTTATTCCTACTGCTGAAATCATAATCTTATAGTTTTACATTTATTACTTCAAATAAAATTCTCACATTCACGTAATGGCATTTCAAAGCTGTATCCGCTTCCGTGCCAATTGATTCGATAGAATAACGATAGGTTGTACCGTCATAGGTGCTTACTACATCATCAAGCAGCTTGCCAGCCTTTCTTTCGAGTTCGTTAAGCCGGATTGTGTTCGCTTCATTCTCGCTTAAATTGGGTACACATAGATTCACTTCTGCGAAAGATTTCTTCCAATACTTTCTCGGCTGTTGTTTCTTCGTGTGGATGACAATCCTTTCGGACTTCAATTCACCCGTCAGCGTTTCACCATCAGGCACTAGATCTATTCCGAAAGCCTTGCAGTCCCGGTAGAGGATGTTTCCTATGTCGGTAGTTACTATCATTCCACAATCTCCCAATCTTCTGCAAATACATCACTGATAGACGGAACCCATGAATCAGCGCGTCCAGTATTCTCATTGTAAATAAGACACTGGCTTGTGTAGTCAATAAAGCCCTTGCCTTTCAGAATAAGGTCTTTTGCTGATTGCGGAATAGATTGCATCTTGGGGATAATATCACTATCAATATGTGCTGGAACCTGTTTGAACACCATTAATCCTTTTCCGTTCCAACCGCTTCTACGAATTGGAAAACCTGCTTTGAGAGCCATAATAGCCATACCAAAATTCATCTTTATTACTTTTGCACCATCAGAACCTTGCATACGCTGTATGCGAGTATCAAGAAGCCGTATATAGTCGAACATTGTACAACACTGCATTTCCAGTAAACACTTGTTGTACATATCATTAACGACTTCATCCATTTTCCCTGAATCTATGAAAGCGGCTAACTTTACATATCTTCCATTGACTTCTTCGGCTTCTATCTGCATACGGTCAAGTGATGTATCGGCGAGTTTATACGCCTCCTCAAACGGTTCCGCTGGCGACCAACTCTCGTACCCGTCAGCATATTTAACGTGATAACCCATGCGCTTTGCATACTCTGCATCAGGCACTCTGCCAACTTGTAATAAACCTCTTTCATAAGCCTCGCCCATTGTCATAGGTTCTGCTTCAATCTGTTTTGTTCCAATGTACTTTTTCATTTTTCAAATTCTTCTTTTAATCGTTTCTCCGCAAATAAAGCAGCACTACTCAAAACATCATACCCTTTAGATTCTACGAATGATGCGTATTCCGCTTCGTTTTTCAATGTCAAACCGTCTTTATTGACATCGTAATCATTGGACGTTCTCAAAGTGAGTGTATGGTCTTGATAATCCCCATGTTCCTCTGCGTACTTCACGGCTTCATCGCCTACATCAATCATCTTCTTTTCGACCTCCCATTCTCCTTCATCGAAAAAGGAGTCGACATCTGAGAAATCGAAATCTACATCCATAATTCCGAGTAGTTAAAGTAGTTTGTACTCTTCACTGTATAAACTTCGCCTTGACCTCTTACGCTATCACCATCCATGCAACGTACTTCATCACCAGCCTTGACAGTAATTCTCTTCTCGCATACCACATGATAATTCGGACGATACACAGAGCCGTTATCAGATGAAAACTCTTTGGTAGTGTTATCATCACAACGGCATTTGCACACCTCCTGCCAGCTTTCACCACCTGTTCCGGGAATAGGTCTGCCAAACTCATCCTTATCCATTGGGGTGATAACTTTTACCTGCAATATGTGTGGAGCGAATATCATAAGAAAGTCACTTTAGGTTTGTTACCCAGTTCGTCTTTCAAACCGTACCGCTTGCACAGAAATGAATAGTAATCCTTAATGCCTTGAATGTTCCAAGACATAGAAAAACCGCTTTCGCTGATGGAAGTGGCACGAAGCAATAGAGAGGGGATGAACTTCGCAATTGCCACCGACACCCGTGTTTGGCAATCCTCGTTCATCTCACCCCCTCCGCTTATCTTTGCGTTCAGACATATATCGAAAAGGTCAGCCTCCGACAAGTTAACGCCGAAGGTCTGAAACTTCTGTAATATATAATCGTTTACTGTCATGCGTTCATCTCACTCAAATCGAAGTTCACAATCAGGTTCGGGTTCGCAATCTGCGGAATCCATTCGGCTGTGTATTCCAGATAGCGACCATTGCCGTCCTTGTAACCTGAAATCAGCATATCGCCATCTGCCTGAGTGTAATTACGTCCCGGTACACCATCCACAGCTTCATAAGGAGTGTGGAAGCGCATATAACCGATTTTATCCTGCGGAAGCAGGGAAATACGACCATCTGCATAAATGGGGATATTCTTACCTGTTTGGTCTACCACATAATCTTCCTTGATTTCAATAGCCGGAAGTCCGATACCTGTAAAAATGGTAGAAGCCAGTTGCGAGGTGATAAGCCCGGTAGACATATACATTTCATTGCCTGTAAGCTGCATTTTGAACTTATCTCCAAATTCACTTGAACCGATAATATTCTTGATGAATGTGCCACGGCTCATAATCATCTTGGGGAATGTGCCGTAAATAGATTTCAGCTCATTCAGTTTCTGCTGCAAGTAAGTGACGAAATAGTCTTTATCCTCTGTGTCCGGCTTGATAAACTTAAACGGCAAGTCGATGTTCAATAAGTCAATTCCTCCGGCATTGTCGTCCTTGTTCTTCACGCTTGCTGCTCCAGTCATCAACAGAGAGCCTACGATAATGTCCATACGCTTGTGCGGTGCCAGCAATACCTGACGGTAATCGTCATAGATGAAGTCCACGATGTCACGCATGGCTGCTTTCTGGTCTTCCGGTTTGGCGGCATTATACTTATCTATCAAGTCCTGCAAGTCAGACAAACGGTCGATTGAGATTTGATAGCGGTCACCCAAATAGGCAATCTCACCATATCCGGAACCGATATTCCTGCGTTCACGGATAGGCTTTTCGCCATAACGGGAGTTGATGGAACCAGCCATCACGCCAGTAACCTGACCGATGTAGTCTTTAAATACACGAGTAGTAGTCCTACGGAAGCCCAAATACTGCTGCCAATAAATTGTGTCCTTTCTTGTCTTGAGGACACGCTGAATCACTGCATTTACAATGTTCGGGTCATTAAACAATGTATGAATAGTTAGCATCATATATTAGTCCTCCTTTCTTTATTTTGCCATTATACCTGCGTTTTTCAACGCTGTCAATAATCCGTTAAAGTTTTCTACCGACACCGTACCAGATGCATCATTCACTTTGGCTGCCTGCTTTACACCTCCAAAAGCAGAAGTCGTAGCTGCTGTTAAAGTATACTTGTTAGCTTGTGCTGCAACCCCATCCAATTTGGCTTTATCTTCCTTACTCATCAAACCGTCCTGACTAGAAGAAGCCTTAGGAATAGATACGGCTTCTTTTTCTTGTTTGACATCCAAAGCGTTAAACTGGAAGTGCGGCATATTCGCCTTGTCAATATCTGCGAAAGGCATTACCAGCTTGGTCGGTTCGATTTCAAACGCACGCATCAAAAGGGAAACCAATACTATGCCATCCTCTACCTGCTTCCTTTCATACAGAGCTGAATTTGCGATAACTTTGGGCGTTGTACCGTCTGCGGCTGTCGCTTCGTAAAGAACTGTTCCAGCTTCTAGATTTTCTCCAAAGTCTGCCGCTAACGTCAGCTTATCAAAAGCTTTGTCAGCCTTGTCAATAGCGTTGATTGTCGCTCCATGCGCACCGTTACCCAAGTGCATACCTTTGTAAGCCAAAGAACGTTTCTTGATTTTCAATGTGGTATTGGAGCCTGTTGTAAACTTCTCATATACTTCCACACGGATAGCCACTTGGGATGTTTTCTTCACCAAGTCAGCTGCAATCGGTGTGAATGAGGGCAAGTACGAGCCGACAACGAGGTTGGTTGTGTCCAACTTGTACGGACCTCTGCGTCTGCGTCCGGTTTCTACGTCGTAGCGTTCTTCCTGCTCAACTTCCGGTTCAAGATTATACTTAAATCCTGCTGCCATAAAATCACTGTTTTTGTTGTTCTACAATTTCTTTAGTGTCGTCTGCAATCATTTTCGCAAACGACTGAGTCTCATTCTCCAGTTCTTTTTTTGCTGTATCTGGAGGAACTACACCCTTAAAGCCGTCATTCGCAAACTCCTGCTTCAAGTCCTTGAAGTATGCGTCCAAGTCCTCATCGTCCTTAATGGCGCATCGTTTGGCGTAGTTTTCGGGAATACCATACTCCTTTGCCTTTGCCAAAATCTGCTGGCTACGTGTTGCTTGAGCCTTTTCCGTTTCTAACTGTGTTAGCTTATCAGAAAGGTTCTTGTTGGAGTCAATTAAAGCTTGCGCCCATGCAGGCACATCGTCTTTATTCTCTTCCGTTTTGATGGTTGTGGTAGTCTCGATTGGCTTACCGTCTTTAAGGTTATGTTTCTTCTCGTAGTTGGAAACTGCGGTCTTGGAAGCATCCCCGGCACGGAAATCACCATAGGAGTTAAGCACGTCCGAAAAACTGATACCCTCAACAATTGAGTTTACCTTTGTCTCGTCCGTTACACCCTCTGCTTTTTTAGTAGCGATTCGGGTTAAGATAGCAGTGTCCACCCCAGTAAACTTCTGTTGCAGCCCTGCCAAAATTTGTTCTAAGATTGTCATACCGTATGAATTAAAATTTGAGATTCAATTTGCGGAAATAAAAATACTACCAATACAGATGACTGATAAATATTTAGGCTTCCCATTCACGACAATCAATCCATTGTCGTAAATACGGTATATAAAGTAGTCAGTAAGTGAATGAAAGGGGAATAATTGGAGTGGTAGAAAACCACAATCAGGTGATTGTGGGAAATGAGTATAAAAAAGGCGTGAAACTGAGTGAATCACGCCTTTTTTATGCTAGCAATCTTTAAATCTTAGTCCAATTATCTCTATTCTCTATAAAATTAGAAAACCCTTTTTTATATGCAACAAAATTATTATTAATTGAGTTGAACCAACTTTCATCCTCGTTTTTTTTATACAATCTTCTTATGAAGTAATCTATTTTCGTATACTCTGAAGAACCTTCAAACCTTTCAACGAATCCTATATATGCAAGCCGAACTTTATTAAAGTCTACATTAGTTTGAATTATAGAATTAATATGTGGATCAGAAAACGAATACCCTATTGTTAGCAACTTATTGCAATCATTACAATCATTTGCAAAATTAGTAAATCCGATATTAAAAGGATTCATTAGACTTCTTTGAGTCTTAGTATACCCAACAATTATCGGGCTAAAAATTAAATTCTCACTCGGATTTCCGCCTTGAGCAGTTAAGGATTGCACCTCTCCAGTTATCGTAGATTTTACAACTCTATATTTATTCTCTACAAATTTAAAAGTCCAATAGATAGAGCCATGTAGGTAAAAGTAACTTAAATGAGAGTCTTTATTTCTTAAATAATCAGCTTTATAAACAATACTATAATCAGATAACAAATGTTCCCCCATATATATTTTACGCTTTGAAAGAATCTGAGGTATCATAGCGTCATAATTTGTGGTATATATTTTTACTGAATATTTCTTGTTCAATAAAGATTCAATAAATTCGTTCAATCTTTCATTTAGTAGTTTATACTCAGCAGCACAAGCTTTTTCATCATATCCCTTAATGAGTTGAATAACAATATCCACAAAATGTTTGTATATAGAATAAAAATGCCTCCTTTTCTCTAATTTATCAGATATCTCATTTAGTTTTTGCTGGATGGAGTCTATTAGGACATTAACAGCAGGAGTAAATGACGTATTATACGAATTCCTGTTTTCATTGGTTGACGCTATAACATAATTCATTATAGATTCCGATGCAGCAATCACTGTCTCGAAATTAACAGTGACTCCGTCCTCCTCTTCATAAAAAGATTTTAATGTATCAAATATAAATTTACCCCAAGTTGTATTACTATCATACATATATTCTTTATCTTCAATTATTCTATCAAGAATATCTTTGGAAAATGGAGCTCCCCATGCTACAGGAAAACCTGCACCTAGTAGTAATACTATTTTCTTTCTCTTTTTCATATTTGTATTTTGGATTAGAATCCCAACATTGCGGCCGGAGGTATATTCAGCACTCGACATAGCAACCTCGCAATTTTGAGGGTCGGTTCCGAACGTCCGGAGATATAGTCATTCACACGCGATGGACTTATTCCAATCTCACCAGCAAGTTGCTTTTGACTCATCCCTTTCTCTTCAAGGGATAGCTCTATCAATTCCGCAACAGTCGGTTTTTCTATCGGATAATGTTCTTTTTCGTATGCTATCACAATATCGGACATAACTGTAAGCTCCACCGCATTCTTATCATTTGAAGGCGTATTGTCATCAACCAATGGCAGAAGTTCCTCCACTCTCGCCAAAGCAAATTCATACTGTTCTTTCGTTACTTTATTCATACTTCTATCTCTTAAATGGTTGAACAATCTATCTTATCGTAATCTTTATGAGTACCAACCCAGCGAATGAAGACGTACCCAATTGTAAACTTAACAACGACAACCAACCGATAGTTGTTGCCTCTGATATTGAAAACGTAGTGTTGGTTGCCTACATAGTCAGCAGAAAGAAAATCCACTTTAATGTCTGATAGGTTCTTCCATTCAGCTTTTTCCACTATATCATACCAACGTTCTAAGGCTATGCGTGAATCTTCATAGCCTTTCGTCTCGTAGAACTCTTTCAATTTCTTATGTGATACAATCCTCATACCTCTTTTGTTTGATGCAAAAATATGAATTAATTTTGAATTATAAAATTTTTCCAGAGAATATATTCTATAATATAGAATTTAGCAATAAAAAAGCGGAACTAAATTAGCTCCGCTCAATAGTACGATAAGAACATGAAGTAATGAATTATCCTTTGGAGTTAGGAGACACTGCATTGTTATTCTTTGCCCCTTGTTCCTCCTTGATTTCTGCAAGCTCCTCTTCTACCCTATCAGCATTCCCGGCAAACATGATTCCCTCACGCGTTGACCAGATGCCACCACTGACAGCGGAAACCGCAGTAGTCACCTTATCATTCAAATCATCAATCATATATGGAACCAGTTCTGTCTCTATGTCAATGGTTTGCGATGCCTTGCTAAACTCGGTTGGATTGATAGAGCCTAAAGCGGAAACAATAAAATTTACTCTCCGCTGCAAGAACTCACCGATAGCCTCACCGTGATTTTCTACCGCCATATGTGCGCCCATGAACATAAAGCGGAAAGCGGTCCCTGATGCTTTGCCTACCCCCTTCAACGTCTCAAAGGATATTCTTGGAGTGTTTGACATATCATAAGCCATATTGGTGAGTGTTTCTGCTTCAAAACGTACCGTATCCGGAACTTGGTTCCACGTCAGATACTGGGCATCCGCACCTTCACCTGTAAGTTTGACCATTCTATCCTTAACCTTACCCATGAAACCCTCTACATCACCAATTAGCTTCAATAGTGGGAAGAAATGGTAGTCTATACAATCAGCATAATTGGATAATAGTTTCTCCAACCGGACCCGAAAAGTCTTTATCTTCTTGCAATAAGGTTCAGGACGATAAGCATAGAGAACCGGTAGTTTGGAGAATCCATGAGCAAAAGGCGTTCTTTCTTCATACCCTTTAGACAAGTCCCATTGATAAACCATTTTGTCCGTGATAGTCATAAAGCAAGTTATCTCCGAATCATCCATGAGCTTCTTCTTGTACTCACGTGAGAAAGCAATCATCTTACCTTCATCGTTAAAGAACGGGTATAGCTTATC